GACGGCTTCAAGAGCATCATCATCATCCAGGAGTGGTGCAACGCGGTCAAATTCTGACTTGTCGTAGTTCCAATACCCATCTTTCTTTACAATTTTGAGTTTGAAGTTAGCACCCTGCCAGAAGTCAAAAGGATTGATAGGAGTTTCATCCTCAAACTCAGGTTGCATTGCTTCCATGATCTTATCAAAGATCTTCTTACCATACTTGAAGAGGAAGACCTTACCTTCGTTTGCAGGATTAGCAGGATCCTTTACAACATAGATGTTACTGTAGTAAGACAGTTTACGCTTCTGCTTACGAACAGTTTCTTTATCTGCATCATGGCCACTGTTCCAGAGTTCGCGGTTGTATTCAGAAACGGGATCTTTCTGACCAAGAGTAGTCAGAGAGTTTTCAATATACCAACCGCCAGGTCCCTGGAAGGCATGAGTATAAAGTTTTGCCCAGGGAAGTTCTTCCCCTTCTGGGGCAGGGAGGAAACGGATAACTGCAAAACCATTGCCAGTTTTATCCATTTCAGGTTTCCAGAGACGCTCATCAGCGCCACCAGAAGTTGTACTCATCTTCTCTACTTCTTTTACCAGTTTCGCAGTCAGCGAACCAAGAGAAGATTGCTTTTTAAGGTCGTTAAAAGACATTCGGATTACCTCGTATTGTACGGATTTGGCCTTTGTGTACTTCGTTATTCTACAGGTCTGAACCTGTTTCGTCAATCCTTTCACGCATTGCTTCCAGCATCTTGCTCATGTTGTTAAAGATCACATTCATATCAACATTTGCGGGAAGACCCATTAGTGATGCTGAATCGGCAATACGATTTTTCATTTCCTGAGCTTCAGGATCATCAGATAAACTCAAACGAGTATACAGCACCTTTTGTTTTTCTAGAAGTTTATCTAGAAGATTAACATGATGAAGTTTTTGTTCTTTACTCATGCGAGGAAACTCAAATACATTTCTGTAAACTTCCTCTTGCATTTCAGATATTTTAGTCATCTCTGCACGGACGACTTCGGAATTAAAGAAACTCATTGATCTCCTAAAACAACTTCTTTTAAGATTTTACGATATTTAAGTACATCAATATTTAGGAATGGACTGTACTTTTTGATCTTTTTGCTGACGGTTTCCCACACTGGGTCTTGAAGTTTCTTATCAAAATCATTCCTGAACAGGAAGATTTTATCATAAATGACTAGTGTTTCTGGGCTAATATTCCCACTCAGGAATTTTTTAAGAATTACTGGGTGACCCTTAGAGCAGTCAAATACATCATCGACTTTTTTATTCTCAAATAAACTTTGAGTTTCTTCTTTGAAGACATAAGAAAGTGATTGATTTCTTTTTTTCCATTGTTCGTATCTACTTTCACCTTCGCGTATCATTTCTCCTATCCAAAGCTTACTTGGATCAGTGCAGGTGATAAAGTTCGATACAAAGAATTCAACAACTTCTTGATCTGTCTTTTGTCTTGCAATCCTTTCAAACCAGAATCTATCTTTGCGTTTATAAAAAGATTGCACTGTAGCACGACTTTTACCACAATACTTATGATAGTCGTAACTATCTTTAGTAAAGTGATTCTTTAAGGCAAGGTATTGCCTATAAGCATCAACAGGCATCATTCAAAAAATTAATTTTGCGCGAGAAGTTTTCTTTAAAAAGTTAAGTTCCATTGCTTCATATTTAATCTTTTCCTTCAGTGGTTTTGAAATCAACTTAGGAACAGATTCTATATCAATGTTATTCTTCTCGCAAAAATGAACAATAGCATCAATATAATTCATTTCCTCATTTGTTTGCACCAAAGATTCGATCTCCTGTGCAAACCGAGAAGGGCAGAAGAATTTACTCTCTAGTACTTTCTCTAACTCATTCTCCATTTGACCCAGTATTGTGATGTACAAATTCTTTAATATAACGAACTAATAGTTTAATATAGTCCCCTTTGTTCCTTTTGTCAAATACTTTCACTTCTCCACTAGGAGTAACCATCAATGTAATAAGTTTTTTAACTACCTTACCTGTGAGTTCGTAATATGCAGCAGCATAGAATGTTTCTTGTACAAAGTAATTTTCAATCCACTCCTCAGGTTTAATTTTTTCCGATGTCTTAAAGTCAATGACAGCAAGTTCACCATCATATTCTGCAATACAATCTACTCTTCCTGCAAGACCAAGATATTCTGAGTAGAGTGTTCTTTCAATTGCATGAATATTATTTATCTTATCAAGATATGGTTTAGCATGATAGAACATGTGTTTTGTCAGGAGTTGATAATCATCCCAGTTTAACTCCTTGTTTTCAAGATAATCTTGACACACTTGGTGAAAGTCAGTTCCTCTTGCCGTTGCTTTTTTAGTGATTCGATTTGCTTCTTCAATACCAACTCTTTCTCTCCACTTAGCAAAGATCTGTCGGTTATAAAAAGAAGTCACTGATGTAATAGAAGGCACCCAATCTCCATTAGGAAGGTTATAGAGACGGATGCTTTCTGTTGTTTTACAGTCTAATTCAATATCACCTAGAAAATTATGATGAACAAATGTCATAGATTCAATTCCGCTTTTGCAATTAAGTATTCTTTACATAGGCCAGAACGAACAATATCTTCAACACCAAACTCAATTACATCAACAGATGGCATGACATTCAGAATTCTCATAAAATCAATAATACCGTTCTTCTCTGCAGTTTTAACAAGGTCAGATTGTGTTGCGTCACCACAGAACATAATCTTAGAATCCTCTCCTACACGAGTAATAATACTATCAAGTTCATGAAAATTCAAGTTTTGAAATTCATCAACGATAATGATTGCGTTATCTAAAGTAGTTCCACGAATAAAAGAAGTACTCCAGAAACTAATTGTACCTTGGGTCTTAAGATTTCCATACAACATTTCAAATGCAGAATCATCTGGCATTTCAAACATGTACTTTACCATATTCTTATATGGAATCTGATAAAGAGAGGATTTATCCTCATGATCGCCCGGAAGAAAACCGATCTCCCTAGTTGCCACAAGGGAACGTACAATATAAATTTTTTCGTAAGGGGATCTTTCGTCAAGTACATCTCTCAATGCATTATAAAGAGTAATAAAAGTCTTACCAGTACCTGCTGCACCATATGCAACAATGTTTTGACCCTTCTTATATGCTTGGAATAGCAACTCTTGATTATCTGTCAAGGGATCGACAGTTCTCATCAAGTCAAGATTGATTGGTTTCTTTCTTTTCATTTGCCTATTACTCATACCGAAAGGAACTGGATTCTGAGGAGTGTTTCTTTTCTTAGTTGGCATATTGATCAAACTGGTTTTACTTTTGAACCTGGAGCTTTAGATGCTTTGTGTAGAACATCATTCCATCCAGGATGTGTCTTGCGAAGACGGTCATATACTTCACCGACTTCTGCTGATGAAGGACAAGTGCTTGGATCAGACCAATCTCTTTCCCATTGAGGATTGTCTTGTTTCCATTGGTCCCAATCAAGGACGCTCATTGTCACTTCTTTTTGTTCACCAGTTTCTTTATTAACTACGGGATAAGTTGGCAATTTAAACCTCCATTGTATATGCAGATATTTATTCAATAGTAATAGAAGGTGCATCTACGCAATCAGCACATCCATTACGAGTCCAACCAAGTGCTTCAGAAACAGAAGGAAACTGGCAGGTAAAGATACAACGAATCAATTCAGCGATCTCCATGTGTTCCTTCTGTGTACCGTGTGCTGAACGAAGATCAATGTAGTGAATCCAAGAACGCACAGAGCCTGTCATATAGAGGCGTGTAGGGGTCGCTAGAGGCAGTACAAACCTTGCACACTCCTTTGCTACTCCAGCGTCTAGAAGTCGCTTGTAGATGCGTAGAGAGTGCTCAAAGTGAACACGAATATCTTCACTTAGAACTAGTTTGTGATAGTCAGGAATGTCATCAATTGAGTTCTGACGATTCTTCGTATCCTGACGACGAAGTTCAGGAAGAGGAATTGATTTGCCAAGAAGAGTGCTGTCAGCATAACGCTGAGAAAATTCTTGATATGTAAATGACCTATGACGCAAAATCTGAGCAGCAATACCTCTTGTAGTATTGATCTCTACAGTCATCGATGCTTGTTCGAAGATTGACCAGTGTTGATGCTGAATACAATACTTAAGAAGACCAGAGAATTTTTCGTTTTCTTGATTAGCAGGATTA